ATTTATATTAATATTAACAAATAATTATTATCGTCCAGTCCATACTTTAATAATAGGTACATTAATGACTTTGTCTGATTGTTGGTCATCAAGATATTTATCAAAAGTATATCCCCATTTCATATACGTTGTAATAGAACCCAAAAGAGAGAAGGCTCGATATTTCATTATAATCGGACTTTCTAGAAAAAAAAGAACACCCATTATTCGTTCGAGACAACATCGATCTTCTCTCTTTCTGACAAATTTCAACAAAGAAAATAGATTATATTTTTCTTGAAGTCGATACAAAAATGTATGATTAATAAAACATTGGCATCCAAAACAACCCATCCATATATTATCATTTTTTGTAAGAACTTCAAATTTATCTCTGTCCAACAACAATGATGAAAGTTTCTCTCTATAGTTCATTTGTCGTATTAAGCGTATTGAATTATTCGCATTTTCAATTCGTTGAGTATCAAAGTGCCACAAGGGTAAAACTAATGATTTAATTCTATCAAATCGTACCTTTTTCCTAAAAAATACACTATCGTGGATAATAATAGCATAATCAAAATATCGATTTCGATAGAAATAATAAAAAGGTAACAGTTCTCCTCTGCCAATAAACTCGGACTTAACATATTCGATATTAAAATACGGAATTTCTTCTTTTACAAACTCAGGATTACTGTTGTCATCAATAACGACAATTTTATTTGTATAGAATGTGCGAATTGATTGAACACATAAATTCCAATACATATTAGTTTTCTGTGAATTTACATGGCGTGCTATAATGAATCCATACGTAGTTTTTAGTTTTAGATTCGCGAATTCATCATCTTTAATTGGCTTTATATTCATTTACTCTAATAAATATAAAGTGTCGTATATTTTAACGCCTAATTTATCGTCGTCGTCGGGTCCGGCGACATTGTCTAGTTTTTGCTTTTTTGGATCGACGACCACCTTTCTTCCAAAACTTCCATCGATTTTTCTTCTTTTTCTCTGATTCTTCCTTTTCGAGTAATTCTTTAAACTTCAATGCTTTTTTGATTTGTTTACCTTTGTTCTTGGCTCCTTCTTCTAATTGATTTTTCTTTTTTTTTAAATTTTCTATATTTACTTCTAGACCTCGAATTATTTTTTTCAATCCTTTAATATGTTTTTCTTCATGTTTTTCAACTTCTAAACCAGAATACAATTTATGACCTGCATCTTTTTTTATTAATGCATTCTTTAATTCATCATTATAATTATCTAAAATGCCATTTAATCTTATTATATCATTATCTATTTCTCTGATTTTATCTTTTGTTTTATTAAAAAATGTCAAAACCTTATCAGTTGCTGCTTTAGATAGATGTAAATTAAAATCACTTATATTTTTAAAATCCATATTTTCAGAATAAATAATATCTGGTTCAACCACGAAATCCTCATCGAAATTACGTTGTGACACATGATCGAAATCAAATTTATCTTTTGTTGATCCAATAGAATCTAATCTATCTTCTTCAATCGGTTCTAATTTATCTGGACTATTACGTGGACTATATAAAGGGTTATCTATACTGATATGTCGCCTTGGACTACTCATATCACTTCTTACACTACCACTATTACTTCTTTGTCTTAAAAGTGTTTTATATCGTGGACTACTTACATTACTTCTCGGACTATCTTGTTTTGGTAAACTATTACGTTTTTGTGTGGATTGTATATTTTGTGTCATCTTTTTACGTGACGGCCATAATCTTTTTGTAAACAATCCCATATATTATATACTTATATTTTAACATACAGACATCAAATCAATATTCATGATATTTTTCTTTTCATCCTTTGGAACTTTCTTTTTATCTACACAGAAATTATTAAATTCGGGTCGTTCTAATTGATTCTGTGGAGTATGTTTATGAACACTTCGAGCGATCATTTTATATAGCTTGAAATCTTCATATCTCTCATCACCATTTGATTTGTATAGAACATTCAGTCCATTGTCATCTTGACACCATTCTACTATTAAACGCACAATTGAACTACATTTATGTAATTTTGCAACATCTTCAATATCTTCAACAATATAGTCGAAAATAGAACATGCTAATCGACACAAATCGAAACTGTAATTCGGTTCAATGCGGGGTTTATTTTCATTGAAATATGGTTCTATGTTGTATTGTGTTGCAGCATCTTCTCCCTTTTTGAAACTATCACTACAGAAAATACGGTTATTCATTTTATAAATACTTCTTCCAAAATCGATGATTTTAAATATGCGACCATAAGTTGGAACCTTGTAATGCTTATTATTATAGCAATAATACAAGAATTTTTTTTCTGTTTGAATATACATTATATTATTTGTATGTAGATCATTGTGTGTAAAAGCAAAACATTTCTGGTATGTGATGAGTGTCATGATTATTTGCATTAATACAGCAAACCATTCATCAATAGATTTAATACCATCATCTAAAATAAGATTATCTAATGTATCTTCGCATTTTTCCATACAAATAACATTTACGGGAAACTTTGGTATAGTCGCAAAGAGGGGTTCTTCATCATCAGAATATGTTGATGATTGTGAATTTGTTTCATCATCCTCATCATCATCGTCGTCGTCGTCATCATCTTCATCATCTTCATCTTCATCGTCATCCTCATCATCTTTGTCAGAACCAGATTCAGTTCCGGACTCAGAATCAGTTAAAGAAGTCCTAGATGAACATGTGGAAGTGCTTTTTAAAGAAGTAGATTGTGTATTATCGACAATATTTATTGTTTCTTCTAATAATGTATCACTTATTTCTTCTAATGTTACGATATCAGTATCTGTTCCAGATTCAAATATATCCTCAAACATATTATCTTTTATCGAATTGGCAGATATATTTTCTCTCTTACTATGATCAATCTTAATCTGCGGTAATTTATCAGAATATTGATCATTCTTATTTATTTTATCAGAGTAATCATCTACAAAAAATTGTGTTCCATTATGTGTGGTAAAATATTCAGATTTACATAAATATTCAATATCATCTAAAATGTCCACTTTAAAGTTGTTTTTAATACCAAAGAATGTTCCATAGAATTCTAATCCATGAATAAATCCATACTTATGTAATATTTCACCGGACAAATAAGAGAAAAATCCATCAACATATGCCGAATTATTGGCATCAAATACTTTCGAGACAATATCGGGATGGATAAAAGTATCTTTCTCCTGAGTAAATGTCGGTAATTTACATTCATCCATTGAAAATTTATATTTACCAATAAAGTATTTAAATGGGTCCAATACTGGCGCATATTTGATATATACATTTCGTTCAACAAGTTCATCGTTTTCTTTATTTTTCAATTTATATGCCATTTTACAATCTTCTTTACAATCATCGTCAACGATATCTATTTTATTTTCATTAGATATTTCACAAAGATAGAATGAATGATTTAGATTAAAAGAGTTGTAATTATTTTCATTCAAATCGAAAAATTTATTGTAAATTGGAATATAATTCTGTATTTCATGGAAATCATGTATAGTAGTATTTCTAAATTGTTCAAATAGTTTTGTATTTTTGCGTTTTTCATAATTTAACTGAATCACTGATTTCTGTATCATTTAGGTAAATAGTATATTATTAATATACTATTTAAACTCATTTTTCGACGCGTTATATCATTATAATAATAGACCAGGTATTATTATAATGACATTGGAACTGAAGAAATTCGATATGAAGTATATTAGTTTCAAACCAAACGAGATGAAGGCTCCTGTATGCGTTTTAATCGGGCGAAGAGGAACAGGTAAGAGTTATCTTGTTCGTGATCTCCTATTTTATCATCAAGATATTCCTATCGGTGTAGTTGTCGCAGGTACAGAAGAAGGTAATGGATATTATGGCAAAATGGTCCCTAAACTATTTATTCATAATGAATATAATACTGCTATTATAGAAAATATTCTTAAAAGACAAAAGTCTGTTTTAAAACAAATAAAGAGAGAAATGGAATCATTCAAAAAAAGTAATATCGATCCTAGATCCTTTGTCATTCTTGATGATTGTTTATATGATGGTGCATGGACTCGTGATAAAATGATGCGTCTTCTCTTTATGAATGGACGTCATTGGCGAATTATGTTAATTATTACTATGCAGTATCCATTAGGTATTCCACCAACTCTGAGAACAAATATCGATTTTGTCTTTATTTTGAGAGAACCATATATTTCTAACAGAAAAAGAATCTATGAGAATTATGCCGGAATGTTTCCAACATTTGAATCGTTTTGTCAAGTCATGGATCAATGTACTGAAAATTATGAATGTCTTGTTATTAATAATAGTGCACAATCAAATAAATTATCTGAACAAGTCTTTTGGTACAAAGCAGATATGCATAATGATTTTAAATTGGGAAGCAAAGAGTTCTGGGAATTAAGTAAAGATATTAACTCCGATGATGAAGAAGAAAAGTATGATCCAAACAATGTGAAAAAGAGAGGATCTGGGCAGAAAATCAATGTGAAGAAGACGAAATGGTAAAAATAATAAGTATTTACACCCTTATTGTATCTATTGTATTTTTATCTGCCCAGTGCGATATGGGTTCACGACGATGTTTACTTTTTGGGTTTTTCGAAAAAAGGCCTCTACTAGATTCGGGATTGCGTTGATGTTCTTTATAAAGTGTTTTTCGAGATTGAGAATTGGCATGTAAAGTTTGTCTTTGTGATTGACGTTTTTCATTTTGTAAATAATTTTGAATATCTTCATCACCCGATGTTAAATTGTCATACGCATTGTCTTCTTTTACATGTAACAATTGTGATATAGGATGCTTATCTATATCTACCATAGAAATCAATACTTTATCAATATTTTTGCTAGTATGTAGTCCTGTAGCAATTAAATATCTTTTAAACGGTTCTATCTCCGTATCTATTAAATAATATTTATCCTTACTTTCTTTGAAAAACTTTTTGATATTTAATGACTCTTCTAAGTATTTTATTTTTTTAAGATCAGAATCACATAATTTTTTAATACCCTTATTTTGAATTTCATATTTTCCACAATCATATTTATTATAACGTTGAACCGCGCGAAGAAACGCACGTAGTTTAGTTTTGTCAGTTTGTATGCGATATAATGGTATTTTTCTGGACCAATTTTTCTCTGATGATAATGCTGACGAGAACTTTTTATAATCACGATTTTTACCGTTGTTTGCGTTAGATAATCTGCGAGTAGGAGATAACCTACGCGTTTGAGGCGATTTTATCGAATGGGTTGGTGATAACGAATTACGGATATTACTTTTACGGGTTTTCCAAAATTTCCAATTTACCATATTATATTATATCAATATAATATAATTTATTCAAATTCATCTTCTGTAATACCATAATATAATTTATATCCTTTCCACCCAACTTTATAAATACCCATCTTATCATTCATATAAGAAAAAAGGATACGACTCGATATTTTAATGCATCGATTTTCACACCATTTCAAAAAATAGGGGATTACTTCTCTTTTTGTTAAATGTGACCCATCACTTCCTACAATTGATTCTAAATAAAATTCATTAATCAATTCTTTATATTTGTAATCTACATTAAAATCACAAATTTTCTTTTCACTGAACACTCGTTTTCGTTTATTGAAGAGTATCGTTATCTTATTTATTAATTTGAAAATATCTGTATCTAAAGATACATATATACATGTTACGCAGTTATTATTTTCTATTCGTAAATCATCCAATGAAATAATAATAGCTATCATGTTGTGACCTTTCTCGATCAATAAATCCGTCATTTGTTCGCAAATTTCCATATTCGGCTTTACAGAACACGTTCCATTGAAAGCAGTTAATATACTATCAATATAGATTTGTTTCTTTATTGTTTCTCTCTCTTCAAAAAGAAAAGGAGAGAAGAATTCTTCTAATTGTAGAGTATTGTTCATCATTTACATCATAATTACACGTGGTATATTTAAATGTTAAAATTATATACTAGATAATGAATTTAATCGACTCAATTGAGAATACGAATGATTTAGTTCTTCATTTTTAAGAAAGCTGTGTGGTTTAAAACATTTTGTTTCATACCCACATATTATATTTTCTTCTTTTAATTGCGGTATGAACTGTTTTGCCACTTTATAAAAATTATATCTCGATTCGCTTCCTATTCCTGTATTAGGATAGGCACGCCAATTCATCGCAGCAACTGGATTATTTGTTAATATAAAAACTTTCACTTTCTTTCTATGAAGTATATCAAACATATGTCTTAACCACATAAGACGATATTTTGATCCAGCATAATAAGTAGCAATTTCTCGATAATTGATTCCATTTGACTTCCATTTAGTTGTATCACGTTGATTACCAGGAATATTGATACCTTCAATAACAGACAATGTTCCATCCCAATCAAAAATTGCGATTTTGTTTTGTATATTTGAACGAGAAGCCCATTGTATTAAATCTTCAGCATCTTTTTCATTAAAACCAATATTTGTTCCAAATTCTTTTATTTGAATAGAAGAGAGATAATTAGCAAATTTATTATTTGGATATAATTTCAAAAACTCTTCTGTATACAATTTTGCTATGGGGCTACCATTTAATACTTCTTGATTTGGCTTATTTGAAACCAAAATAGGCTCCACATATTTCAGCGTTTGTTTGAATTGTTTAATTAAGTCTGGCATATTATCATAAAAACGTATTGCTGTATTTTCTGTTGCTTTTTGTTTCAATCGCGATATCATATTACGTTTTCGAGTATATTTCATATAATATATATATTATG